AGGAAAGCCTCTTGTTTTTCCTGCTGTTCTTGAAACAACAACTTTTCCTTGATCTTGCCAGCCGCTTAATCCTTGAATACTGCTAGGCACTTGACTCTGCGCGTCTTTAACAACAACGCGCATTGCATTGCGAATTTCTTTGTTCATTTCCTTAAAAAGATCAGGCGCAAACTGTTTAAGCGCTTTTTGCGCTTCAACTATTCCTTTTACCTCTACGGGCATTTTCCACCTTTTTTGCTCTGTCTTTTAAATAAGCAATTGTTGCTAAAAACAATGACCTATCCATGTTTAGATATTCGCTATGCGGTATGCCGGTTTCAACTGCTAATGAAGCAACTAAATAGGTAAAGTCATACCGCGTTACCCATTTGGGGAGTCGGCGTCCATGATTTCTACTTTTGCAAGTGTCTCAAGATACTTGTCCCCAAACGGTACAACTGTTACTCCGGAACGTCTTTCGGCTTCCCATGAAAGCCAATAAACATCTGATTGTTTTTCTTCATCTCTAAAACGTTTGTGAAAACCGGATTTAAAGTTTTGTTCAAACGCATACTCAAGAGCAGGTGTTATATCATATTCAGTTACATCACCTGAAGCCTTTGTGACTCTGAGTTTAATCATTTATACCCCTTAGAAAGTACCTGTTGTTGCAACGGTGATTGCACCGTTAACTGTAAAGGTTACATCCTGCATACCTAGATCGCCAACACCGCCGTTAATGTCGGTAGTGTTATTTACTAAACAGGTCATTGTGTAAAGAGGATTGGTTGCGCTTACAGCGGTTGCTTTGTCCTGTAATAGAACAACAGTTATTGAAGTTCCCCATGTGCCTTGCAATGTTCCGCGTACGCTTGTTGCAGGGTCATTGTCGTTTAGGAAGGAAATGGTCACGCTTGATGCTTCCAAGCCTTTTACGAATTTGTGACCTGTGTCACCCATTGCCGTTACCTCAAGTTCATCAAATGAACGGTTTAGTGTGACGGCGGTCACATGGTCAGAAAGGTCAACGGAATTAACCTTTACGCCGACCTTGTTATTTAGAAATACAGCCATTGGTTATTCCTCATCTTTCTTTAGTAATGGTTTTGGCTTTTCTGTTTTTGTTATCTGCCCGACTTTTTCAAGCCAAGCCTTGTCCTCTGAAGGAACATCTATAATTTCGCTCATTTTTTAACTCCAACTTGTCATGATTGAGACGGACATATCACTTGTTAACATTTCACCTGCAACGCCTGATAAAACAGTTGGTGCAGATATGTTGCCAACACTTACGTTTAATGTTGTTGACGCTGCTAACTTATTAAACACGCCAACAATCATATCTTCAATCCCATTTAGGTTGCCTTGGTTATCTAACATTGGGACGATCATTACTATTTTAAAATTAACTTTAGGCGCAACAGTATTGTAAACATTATTTGACGGTTCAATGTACACGTCATCCGGTTGGATAATGACGCTGTTTGCAATAGGCGTGGCAGGTGGAAAGGCAAAAACCTGCCACACCCCAGCGTTTACGAGCGCTGTCGCAAGGGTTGTTCTGAGGGTTGTAACGGCAACCGGCATCAGCCAACCAATCCATAGGGTGATAAATGGTTTGCAATTAAAGCGCGGATTCTTGCGATTAAAGTGTTTCCCATGCGGTAAGGACTTGGTTGAAAATCTGGAGAAATTCCACCTGCGTTTGATGCCTGTCTTGCTTGGAAAATATCAGTTGCAATCATCATTGCGCTTTCTCGTATTTCGGGAACAGTCGCATAATCTGTTCCATGAAAGGCACCTGTAACAACTCCGTAAGGTCTGACTAAATGATTTGTTTGATCTGCACCTGATGCAACTGTAAATGAAAAAGTATAAATTGTTGCTGCAGTTATTGTTCTTGTTCCGTTATATACTGAACCTGATTCTGTAATTGCTACGCTTTGACCAACAACAAAACCATGAGGGTTAACTGTCGTAACAGTTGCCGTTAAACTTTTTAATTCAGTTGCTGCAATATAAGCCTTGTTAAACCACAAAAAAGATTTGATTATGTTTTCGGCAGATTGACATACCTCTTCAACAACTGCTGAAGTGTAAAGACTTCCAATTCCTAAATTCAGCCTTAATTCCGCTTCCGTCACGTATGTAGCCGGCAAAATTTAATCCTTTCTTTAAGTAAAGGGGCGAAGGCTTCCAACGCCCCTTTACGAGTGATTCCTATTAGAGGAAGTTTACGCTACTTTCCACAGGTACGAACCGGCAGCAACCTTAGTTGCAATTGCGCCATAACCATAGTAAGCAACATCAATTTGACCAGTTGAAATAACATTGGTCTCAAGACGGTACTTAGTTGACTCATACCATGTGTAAGAATCAGGGTTAATAACAATCATTGTGTTATCACCTGTTCCGTCAGTTAGTGCAGTTGAAACGCGAAGGTTTAATCCACCAATATTGCCTCTAATATTTGTTGGTGTTAGATTTCCTGAAGCGTTCTGAGGATTAATTGTTTGAGTGAATACAGCGCGGTTTGAACCGTCAACTAATCCCATCAATGCACCCCATTGCTCAGGTGAAACAACTATGTTAGTTGCAAACCCAAGTGTTCCTTTGTAAATTGAAACTGCTGCATCTGAAATAAAATCTTGAATATTGGCTGCAGTTAATGTTCGGTTTCCACCGTCTGTACCGTTTGTTATCAATGCTGTTCCAACGGCTGCGTCAGTTGCTTTTGCATAAGCAAACTCCATTTGACGAACCAACTCAGCAAAAAATGCTGGAGATGATCGGTCTAACAATTCAACTGAAAATATTTGACGTCCTGCATATTTAGCAACAGGAACACTCAAGAACGCAACGTTTTGATCAGTTTGTGAAGGTGCTGCACCTTCTGCTGTTGCTGATACTGTAGGTGCTTGAGTTAATTTAGGGATTTCAAAACTCATGCCCGCGTCAGGTAATGCTGCTGAAGAAATTGAATCAATAAATGGACGATCAGCATTTGACAGCGGATTAACAAGTTCTGTTAATTGACGTGTAGGAATTAAACCTGCGTTGTCAGTAGTGTCTGCTGCTGCTGCAAGGTATTGACGTGCTGAATCATCATTAAGATATTGCGCACGAAGAGTGTTTTCTAGGAACTTTTCCTTTGTGAACTCAAGACGTGGCTTTGTATAAATTGGTGCTGCTACTGTTGGACGAGAGGCTTCAACCGCAGGGGTCTCTACTACCTCGGACGCAACAGGTACATCAGGTTTTGTGTTTTCCACAATTGCCTCATTTTCTGTTTTGGTTTCGGTTGATTCTGCCTCTGCACTTGATGCAGCGACTGAAGTGACAGCAGCACTCTCAAAAGCGGCAGCCTGAACAAGGCTGACTTCCATAAGTTTTGCAGCACTAACTCTATATATTCCGTTACTGTTTTTTCCTTTAATAACTTCAACTCCAACACTTAGACCGGAACGAAGTGACTCACTTGCCTCAATTAAACTATCTGTTCCCCTAGTAGTATTAGAAATTTTAAACTCAGCATAAATTCCTGAATCATCTTCGTCAACTTTTTTCATGCGACCAATTGGAGATTTAGGGTCATGCTCAAGTAATAACTTAACTTTTGAAGGGTCATCAATTTGGATAGAACCTTTTTCAAATATAACTTTACCAACTGAAGTATTGCCAATTTCATTTTCAAACGGCACAATTTTACCTGAGATAATTCTGCGAGACTCTGAAGCCTCTAAATCTGCACTAAAATTAATTATTTCCATTTGGGCTTAGTTCTTCCATTTCTCTCGCTTGTTCAATTGTTATTAGATTTAGATTTAACATTTTTTCTATTACATTTAAACGCTCTAATGGGTTTGCTCTTAAAAATCCGGAGTCCATGTCAAAAGCAACAAATTGTGTTTGCGGTGACAGATCATCCATTGTAAGTCTTGACTCCACAGCCGATACATAAGGTTGCAGCGATAGCGCAACGAACTGACGCCTCTCGTCTTGGATATTAGAATAAGTTAATGATTGGTTTTGGTCTGCACTTATATAGTATGCCGGAACATTGCACAGACGACTGATTTGAGTAGCCATGTACTGCAAACTATCTACATAGGTCATGTCCTTCGGTGAAAACGAAGTTGGTTGAAATTCTAAACTTGAAGTTAAATAAGCGGTTGACCTTTCGGCGCGACTGCGTCTCCATGCTGCTAATAATCCTGCAACTTCCTTTTCTCCAAGATCAGCACCATTATTTTTTAAGATTCCGGCTGGAGTTGGAACAGCAGCAGCATTAGCCGCCGCTTTTTCTAAATCTATTGCTGCACGTAAAATTCTTGCGCCGGCGTTAAGTATTCCGTCAATTGGTGATTGGAAAGTTACAAGTGAGCCCACGCCGCTCATTGGTCGTTCACGTCCGTCAACTGTGTAAAAATCTACAAAAGTATTTAATTTATTCAATTGGACTTGAACTCTAGTGTTATTAACAAAATCAAATCTTGCAGGACGATTATCATCTTGATAAACCTCTGTTACTTCAAGATACGCAGTCCCATAAAAAAGTAGTGCGTCAACTAAGGCGGTTAAGATAACTGTGTTAGGTGCAGACTTACTTAATTGATTAACCCAAGGTAAATTAGGAATTTCCTCTTTAGTTGCCTTGGAATATGTTTTAAGTTCCATTGTGCCAATAGTTGTTGCAATTAAATTACGGCAACGCATAACGCTAGGGACGGAGATTGCTTCGTCACGTCCTACTGATTGGAACGGAGTAAATTGAGAATAGAAATTAAACGGGTCAGAAACAACAGGCGGCGCTAATTGCGCTGTGATCTGTGGTTTTGCGGGTAATCCAACTAAATCGCGAAAAAATCCCATTAGACAAGTATATCACAATGGTTAGACATAAATCTTAGGTATTGAGATAGGTTTGCTCAACATGTGGACAATCATTGCAGAACTAATTGAAGCGGCAACGCATCCGGCGGATTTTCTACGAATTATTCTCCAACCTGCATCTGATTGTTTAGCAGCAGCATTGTTCATACTATTAACCCACTCAGGTTGACCGGAGTGCAACAACCTAATATTACTTAAAGCATCTGCAAGTTCACCGCAAGCCTGATAAAACGCCTGTCCACTAATATCAATCATTTTATGACCTGATTGTTCAAGTCTTTGAGCAATTGATGCGGTTGCGTACTTGTCATAGGCAATTTGAACAGGTCGGTACTTCATAGCCCAATCATTAATGGAACTAGCCATTTTAACTTCATCAATTGCCACTTCGGAACTAAATGTTTCCATTACTCCAATTGCAATTTTGCCGTCAATGATCTGACCGGCAACTAAAGCGCCTGTTCGTTTACTTGGACTTACGTCAAACGCCATAACTGTCATAGCACCGACAGGCAATTGTAATTCACTTACTGAACATGCCTCAATGCTGCCAAAAGTCCAAGGGCTAACTTGCGAATCAATCCACATACAAAGCGTTTCAGTCAAAGTTGCTTCAATTGAGTTAGTTGCAATGCTTTCCTCAATTGCTTCCTCGGTTATTGTGTAACCTAGTGCAGGATTAGCCATTGCCCAATACTTTTTATTCTTTATGTCTTGCCTTGCAGCCAATGGTGCTGAATACTCCCAAAATCCAAAAGTCTTACTTGGATAGTCAAGCGCTCTTTCTCTAAGATCGTTCAAAACCGTACTAAAGGCATCACCGGCATTGGAAGTCATTAATGTTTGAGAATTCGCTCTTGCTCTTGTTACCGGAACAGCAGCCTTAAATGCTTCCTCACTTATTTCACGTACCTCATCAATATAAAGGAAGTCAGCAGTCTTACCACGTGCGCCGTCTCTAGTCGCAGCAACAATCTCATAACGTGCGCCGTTAAGTAATGTGATTGACTCTTGACCGTTTGCGTATCTGATCTGCCTTACTTGTACTTTTAAGAAATCATTATCCTCAATTGTGTTAGCAACCTGCCTAAATGTATCCAATGCCATGTTTCTATTTGAGGACATAGCAATTATGTTCTTTTCACCAAAAAGGAACAGTCCTGCCAAGATACGCATGCGAGCAAGGTGTGTTTTACCTACTTGCCTTGCACATAACAACAAATTGCTCTTTCTAATAAAATTCTTGTCATTATCGATATTTAATAAGTCAGTCAACACGTAATGCTGCCAAGGCAGTAACGGCATCCCAATTTTAATTGCAAGATCAGCGACTTCATCAATTCGGGACAAACCTTTGAGCGTAGGAGTCTGAATCCTTGGTTTTGTGCTGCCTAATAGGGGCTTTTTTGTTAGCCCTCGTTGAGCCGGTTTGCGCTTGGCTTTGATCGGCTTTTTATCGGGCGTCATGGCTTTTCAAACGGCGACCAAGGGCGTGTGACCTGCGTCTCAGGGAGAGATGAGTCTGTTAAGGCAGGGGGGGTAGAACGCCCTCTTAAAAAACGGTGTCCTTTACGGCTATTACATGACTTACACGCGCTTGTTAAGTTCTCCATTGACCAAAGTTCTCCGCCGGATTTACGGCTGACTATGTGGTCAACTGTTGCATCAATGCCGGCTATATCTTTATGACAATAGGTACATGTCCAACCGTCACGAGCCAAGACTCTAAGCCTTAACTCTTTCCACTTCATTGTGCCTAATGCTTGTTTACTAATGCCAAGACCTACGTTCAAAATGATTCCATGCAGCACACGCATTGATATAACCTAACTCATCTAACTTATATCTATGTTTAATATATTTAAGCCCGTAATCTATTTGTCTATATGGGTCAAGCCCTTTCATTAAAGGGTTCTTCAATTGAGGAATACCATAATGACTACCATTAACAGCATCAGGATTCCATGCACTCTCTTTACCGTATAACTTAGATAGGCAAGACCATTGTTTGTTAGAGGCTATCTTTTGTGCAGCATACGTCTTTACAGATATTTGATAGACAACAACATCATCATTGGTATCAATCTTTTTATCAGACACCTTAATGCTAATTAAGCATAAGGCTGCCCCAAATGCTATTAGCAGCGAACTCACGAGCCAGCCCCTTACGGGGCTCGTGTTAGCGCTTTTAGGCGCTTCACTTGCTAGTAGCGTACTCGCCTTGTCAAATCGCTTATGCACAATTAATCCCTTCGTCTCATTATATGAGATGTGATCTATACCACATATAAGTGCACATTATTTTAAGGTCATCTGTTTCACTCCATGTTTGATCGTAACCGGTCTCAACCATAACCCTCACTCCACTCATGAGCGCAATCATTACATAAATGTATGTAATAAATTGCACCGCTCTGATATTGCTCGGTTGCTGTGTTATATCCTAAACACTCAGGACATTGATCTTTTCGCATACCGAACAGGTTAAACCTTCCATTTTCCAAGCCCCGCATTTACAGCGTATTGGTTCAACCATTTAACAACCTCATAAATTCTTTCATTGGAAGTAAGACCACATAATCCTCTACCTTCTCACCCTGCCCATTGCAGCGCAATACCACAAAGCCAAGTTTATCTGATTTCCTAGCATTTAACTGTTTAATCCATGCTAAAGGTGAGAATTTAGTTACTGCCTTGACCTCAATGTCATACGGCGTACCTATAATGTCGCTGCCCTGCCTACCTGCACCGGCAGACTCTGCATACTCAAACCATGTTTTTAAGTAATCTGCAACAACCTTTTGAGTCCTATAACCTCTATGTTTCCGGTGTTGACTCATCAAATCCAAATAACTCTAAAGGAACTCTCCAACCGTTAATTGACTCATCAAAGAGTTCATCAATGGCATAAAGGTCAGGCTCTAAATGACCGAACACAAAGACCTGTGAAAATGTCTCATCATCAAGACATTTGGTTGCAATCAATACCTTATCCATGTCCTTATGCCAAAAGGGTATTGCATTGGCTGTTCTAACTGATCTGACCTCACCTCTAACCCCAATATCAGGTAAATGCTTTCTTGCAGGGTAGGACTCATTGGGATACCAAGGAACTGTCCATGTTAAGTTATACAATTTGGCTGCTGCATACTCACAGACGTTTGCTCTTATGTTAGCCAAAACCTCATGCTCTAACTTGCCATTGGCTTTACCTTCAGCGTAATTAGGTCGGTCAATGGAGTCCCATTTCATTAACCAGCGTTCAATGGCAAGTTGAGTGCAAACCCGAACTTCGTCTTTACTCAGGTTTACTAACATTTAGTCCGTAATCTATGTGATTAATGCAACCGCACCCCACGCATGTACGGATACCGTTTTCATTGGTCATACGTGGGTCGTTGCAAAACTCACAGCATTGAGCAAGAGGAACAACATCAGGGACAACACCTTCATCAGTAAAGGTTAGTTTAAGCCCGTCAGGGTAGATCATTTCCATGTCACCCATTGTTGTCATCCTTAAAGAACCAACGTCCATTGGCTGATAAGGTTGCCCATTGAGCCTTGCATTGTTGGTCTTTTGGTTTACCGCAGCCACATACATAACCATAATACGGTTTCCCGCCCTTGCTAATTCCTTGCATTAACTTTTGCTTACCACTTTCGCATGGCATTGGTTCAGGCGTACTTGCGGGTAAAGCATCTACTACTTCGCCTACACTCCAAGCAACAGGTTCAGGCTTAGTTTTTTCTGCTGCAAAACTCGACCTCAAAGCATCTTCAACTGCTGCCGATCTTGAGCCGGCTGCACCGTAAGTCCTAGACTCTAGTTTTTCTTTAAAAGTCTTAGGTGCATCCTCTGCTGCAATGACCTTAACCATTTCGCTTTGACTTGGTCGCTTACCTTTAGCGGCGTAACCTGCGTTAGCGAGGCTGCGCCCAATTGCAGAAGTTTCCGCGTTCTCCAATGCAGAAGTCGAATTGACACCGCGATCAGAAATGATTTCGTAAGCAAGTCCAGTAGCAAACGGGTGGCTGTCAGCGCATGTTCTATAAATCTTGGCAAGAACAATAAAACGCTTTTCGCTGTTCTCCAGCAACTCCGTATGAACCATAAAATCAGGATAGTCAGCAATAAACCTTCCAAGTCTCACCTCAACCGTCTCGTAGTCATTAATGTTAAATGCCATTATCCACCTCAAAATCTTCCTCGTATTGATCTAGGATTTCATTGTAAATTGCCGCGTAACCAATGAGGTCTTTAATACTGTCTTTATGATTCGGGGTTTCTGTGAGCCTTGAGACTTTGACCAAGAGCATACACATTGAGGCTTGCATTGGTGATATGTAATCTCCAAGGTAAGCAGTCCAAAGTTCTGAGATTCGTTCATGATTCGTTCTACTGCTTCCGTAAATTTTGCCTCTATCATGCAATGTTGTCTGCACTTCCTCTAGTAGGTTAAATCTGTTTTTCATAGTCAAACACTTCATCTCTTGAGTATTCTCGTTTAACTTGTTTAGCGGATGAGTACCCATTAACCCAACCTCTTTGTTTACCGATCTTAAATCCTGTATTCCAACCGGTGTAATAGGCTGTATAAGAGGCAGCCAAGGAAAGAAAGAAAATGCTCATTGCTGTGTAGAGAGTCATGACTTAACTCCCGCACCGTACCAAGAACCTGAATAATCAGTAGTAAAGCAATATTGGCTTACAGCCTCATCCCAAGAAATACTAAAATCATGACCTTGTTGGTTTAAATATTCCGTTGCAAGTAACGCGGAAGCATAGTTTTCAGTCCAAAAAATAAACTTATGATTCCAATTTATAGTATCGTCAAACCTTGGCGCTTGATCTTTCCAATCAGCAACCGAGTTCCACTCCATTTGAGTTTCAGTTAAACGATCAAAGTCGTTTGCGTTAAGTTTCATTTATAGCCTTTCCGTTAAACCAAGTCCGTTAACTTGGATAAGAGAAGGATGACATACAGAACCGACACCCACAATGTGAGTGCCGGCGTGTTTCATAACGATTTGATAACGAACCCTAAAGGTTAACCATAGACTTTACCCTCAACAATAAAACTTCCGTCCTTTTCTATAGGCACAAACACAGGGCTAACTTTCTTGTCTTGAACGTATAAAATGCCAAATCCCTGTTGCCAGTTGCCCGAGCCACCTTTAAGGTATTTTGCAGATTTGAAACTCATTAAGTTCCCGACCTCTAAACCATATAAGGTATGCCCTATTTTGCCCCCTGATGAGGCTGTAATCGTTCCCAAACCCCCACGGTGAGTATGTCCACACACTACGGACTTACCATGCCTTAGAGCCAATCCTAAGGCTGTTTGACCACCCTTTTGAGACACTTGTCCCTCGTCTCCATGAAGGATAATCCAATTAGGTGCAATAGGCATTGGTTCACGCCAAAACTTTATGCCTAGTTCAAGCAGTCCAAGCCAATTTTCAAATCGTAATTCAGGTAATGCAGCAAAAGCCGGCAATCTAGTTTTGATTGAGTTCCATAATCGGTCTGTATGATTAGACCTGACCATGTCTGTTACCTGTAAATCATAAAGGATTTGTTTAGTAAGTTGCCTATCTTCGTCAAGCGTTCCAGCAAACTCTCCAGCCAAACCCCGTTCCCATTTACTGAGTTGGGGTAAATCAATTTCGTCTCCAACCGTTGCGACTTGATGCGGTCTCCACTTGCCAATAAATCGAATAAGGTTTTTAGTTGCAATTGGGTCATGATAAGGGATTTGAAGGTCAGAAATCAGAACGATTTTTTTAATCTTCATCCTCTTCCGGAGTAGGAATAACAGGGATAATACCTTTGTCGCCGACAATCCAATCAGGCATTGACTCAGGGCTATCCATTAGATAAAGGGCAACAGACTCAGTAAATCCAGCCTTGCGTGCCGCTTTAAACATTTCATGCTTGCAGATATACCATTGATCTAACTTAGTTAATGGGTCAGGCGTTTTTCTAACTCTACGGCGATTAATCTTTTTACGTTTTGACGTTCTACGAGTATCAGCCATGATTAATTTTACTTCCTATTTTCTAAAAACCGCATCATTTCTTCTTGGCGCGTTTCTATTCTTGCCAAGCGGTCTGCTAATGAAGAACCTGCATTTGGAGTTAATGTCCAAAGCCATCCTTTAATAAGATAACGGAGTCCCCCAAAGAAACCTAGCAATACGGCGGTTACGCCGGCGGCAAAACCAACCCACTCGTTCGGTGTCATTTCGCATTGATACCATAGTCAACCTCAGTACCTGAGGAAGGGTCAACGGCTTTAGCGATAGGGGCGATTATTGCGCCAAGTAATGTTGCGTAGGCAGGATGTATGTCAGCGACTATTGCCAATGCAACAGTAATCCCTGAGGCGACTACGGCTCTTAAATAAGATTTAAGTGCTGCCTTATGCTTGCTTTTCAGTTTCATCTGTTCCCCCTATGAGTGGTATGTTAAAAAAGTTTGAATTATTGTCTTGATCTTTTCTAAAACTAATATGTACATGGTGATTATGCTTGTTAAATCCTCTGTAGCGCCGCCATTTGTAATTCATGATTGGACTTGCAATCATGCCTAAATGGATTACATAAGAAATACGTCCGTTACTTTTAGCGTATTGTCTAATTTGATCTGCCAAATATGCTGAATCCCCTTTGTTGTCAGAAAGGCGAGCGTCAACGTCAATTGCCCTAACGCAAAAGTTTGACGGGTCAGGGATGTGATCTGATTTACCCGCCAATTGATGACGTAAATCTGCAATCCACCCATCAGATTTACGGGAACGATTTTCGTAAGTATCATCAATCTGATTTCTAAGTTGTACAGCAGCCTTTGACAACCAAGGTTTCATTAGGAAAGTAGTAAAACGGCTTCCTCGGCAGTAATGCCAAGACGGTCTAATAAGGCTTGGCGTTGAGTTGCCTTTGCTTGTGCTTCGGCTCTCTCGTCTGCCTTAACTTCTTTAATAGCAGCATCTATTTCTTTTTGTGTAGGTGCTTCACCGTCTAATACATCCCATTTAATAGTTGCATAATCATCTTCTGTAAAAGAAAACTCTGCAGTAGGCTTTAACTTTTTAATTGCTTTAACTAAATAACTCATTATGCACCAATTTCTAAAAGAGTAATTGAAGATTTGTAATCACCATATTGATAACGAGCAGAACCGTTATTAGCGGTTGTTCCTGCTTTGCCTTGTGTTTTATATGTCACAGATGAAGTAGTTGCTGGTGAATCTAAATAACTAATCCCAACTACAGATGCCAAGTTGCTATCAGTTGATGAGGCGGTTGTATTTGATGCAAGTGTTATTGCTTCCCACACAAGTGTTGCGCCACGATTTAATGAAGTGTAAATTGTTAGAGAAGCGTTATCTCTAACTGCTGCGCTTGGTTGAGATACTAAAACTAGAATACGACTTGAAGCAGAACTTGGGGTAATTGAAGCAGTCAATCCAGTGTCAGTGTATGAAGTCGAGGCTACTGTGACACCCGTTGCAGTCGTTGCAGTTACTACCTGT